TTATAATATTAACGATGTTAAAAACTTCGGATGGACTCAATTACATTCCCAAATTTTTCCTGAATACTATCTCTTAAAAGAATAGCGTCAAGTTCACTTCCTTGCTCTTTACTCAAAGTAATATACCAACCAACGTTTGTATCAATTTCAATTTTGACAAAATTTTCTTTATGGAATATTTTTCGTATCATGTGGTTTATTGTTTAGGTATAAAATATTTTGCGTATGAATGACCTGATTTTGTTCGAATCATTTCCTTTTGAATGTTGTAACCCTCATTTCGAAGTCTGTTCACTAATACAGCTAAGCGCCAATGATTCCACCACTTTAAGCACTGAGCCTGAGTAACGGTGCTGCCTAGAAGCAGCCTAACTTTTAAACGTTCCTTTATATTTATCATATCTGTTGTACCATTTTATAAATTCGACTATTTTGTCAAAAGCTTCAGATATTCCGCAAGATATAGGAAGAGCAGTTACCTCAATAAATGGTTCTGACCCGTGAGTTCCATTTTTAAGTTTAGGAAGATCAGTAGGAATTTTTATAGGTGGCATAAGAGAATCTATTTTTTCAATTACTGTCATAAGCATATTCCAGTCCGATTCATAAAACCAAAGATCTTCTTTCATGTGCGGTTTACCGCCATGTGAAATATAAAATTCTTCAATTAATTCACAATCAGTTTCATTTTTCATAAGTCCGGCGTAATTTGATGTAACACTACAATAATGCTGATAATTGAAGAGACTGTGCCCAGAACAATAATGCATCCCAAGTAAAATAAGTCTTGAATGAATGATCTTTGGATGTGGTAGACTATTTCTCGGGGTATGTTGTTGGGTGTGTATGGTTGTTTCATGGCTCTAAAATATTAGATTTGAGAGTATCAATAAACAATTCTGTCTTAGCCTGATAATAAGCTTCAAAGGTTTTATAACCTTCACTGCCTTGCTTCCAAAGGATGTATAAAACATCGCGAATTCTTTTGCTTTGAGTCTTGCCTTTGAATTCAGGATCAATTTTATCAACTTGCTCAATCTCTGAATTATCAATTGATGACTCACAGATATAAATTGAAACTACCTTATTCATGTATCCCAGCATTTGCGCTGCCTTGTTAGGATTCATTTCCTGGGTGCCTATAGTAATCTTCAAGGTTCTATCCTTGCGCGTCATAACGCCCTCAATTTGGGCTGCAAATATTTCACCTTTCATCGTATTGATACATTAAGACCTGAAGTGGAAGTTTTAACAGGTGGATAAATAAGGACGATTTCACCCGTAGATTCATCAACTACTCGTAAAGGTTCTTTTAAAGACTTCAGGAACTCACAGCGAACCTTTAGGGCTTCGTTTGCTTTATCAGCTGTCTTTGCCAGCTCTTCGTAAATCGTGTCACCACAGCCAGCGTAATTGTATTTAGTACCGTGTTCTGCCTTTTGAATAGAAGCTCCAAGGAACTCAAACTTTTGTTCTGGATATTTTGCCGCAGCAGTTAATTGATTTTGAATCGTTTCTTTGTTCACACGCTCCAAAACCATTTCAATAGCTTTGATTTGTATGCGGACTGCAAGCGGGTCAATTTCACCTGATTTAACAGCCTCAATCAATTGGTCAGACATTATGTTTATACCTGTTAAAGAGGTGCTGAATTGTTGTAATACACCAGTAGCGGTTGTTGGTAGATTATTCATAGCTTTGAAATCATTTCATTGTAAAGAATATCAAAATGAGCAGGAAGATCTTTAAGCTCAAGTTTCCCAGCGACAACCAAGTCTTTTGTATAAGCCATTGCAAATGATATCATTTGCACTCGTGGCTCAACTTGTGGCTTACCACCTTTTTGCCAACTATTTGATTGTTCAGATGCAGGCAATGAAATTTTATAATAAGTTGTTCCATTTTTCCCTTGTTTTTGTTCAATCAAATATTCGGCTTCTTGACCACTAATGAATTTAGTTTGATCTTCAGTTTTGCAAGTATAAAAACCTTTATCTGAGTTATCAAATTCAATGATAAAAGAGGTATTGCCGTAGCTATCCTTTTTATCCATCTTAGTTACTTTTGTTACCTTTGCTTTCATATTCCGTTTATCGGTTTTAGTTGTTGTGTTTCTGGCATGTTCTAAAATAATTAATAATGAAGAATTAAATCAATTTCATCAATCACAGTGCTTTTATAACCACGCTCAACTTGGAACTTAGTACCCTCTAACGATAACCTTAATGCACGTCCACGTTCAGGCGCTTTATGATAAGCCTCAGTGTAAACAGAATCAACCTTAAGTTTATATCCCGCGTAAATCCATTTTGTTTCCGGCTTTACCGTGGCGTATTTCGGAACTCTCTTAGTAACCTTAAAGCTAAAAGTTATTTGATAAAGCGTGTTGAATATATTAAATTTAAATTCTTTCATAATCAAATAAATTCTTGATGTTCTGCGTATGCCTGTGTCTGAATAAAAATTCTTGCTTGCCATGGTGTAGGCTCATGTCCGATATGCATTGTTACCAAATCAAAAGTATGCATGTACCGGATCATGTCATCAATAGGCTGATCCTCGTCACTATCGAACTTCTTTTCGTAAGCTGCCATCCATTCTAATAGTAATTGTTTAGCAGTACTTAATAGCGCGTCTTGTCGCGTAACCAAGTTTTGATCTGGCAGCGGCATTCGCTCTTGTTCTGTGATTGAGTTTAGAGATGATTGTGTCATTTTGTATGTATGGTTATAATTGTATTATCACCTATTTTTGTTTTGCTTATTCCAAGTGGAGTAAAGCTAATGATAACCTTATCGTTCTTGTCTTTAATAACGATGGTGTTTGTTTTTGATATTTCGATGTTCATAGTAGTATATAAGTTAAAAGTATAGTTAAAAACAAAATCACTGCTCCTACTACCCAACGAATTACCCGCTTACCGCGAATAGCATCCAGATAAATATCTGCTTCTTCATCTTCAGTGTGGTGGTAATGGTCGGGTTCGTAATACATGGTATTTAATGTTTGGGTTGAATTCTATTCAAGTATTTCAAAGCTGCATTCATTGTTATTTTAGCATCACTTGATCCAAATGACCATAAATCAATCCCATCTTTTGCAATGTAAATTGCGTATTGATCAGGCCATGCCATCTACATTGATTTCATGTTCTCCCGTACCTTCGCATTCAGTACATTTTATGATTTGTTCGGAATAGCGGCGACATACTTCCGGCCATAAATCGCGTTGCAATGAATTTGGAGTTCCCGACCATGAAACATATTGTTCATTGCGTGCGATTCCGTCTTGTATTTTGGTGAGTAATTCTTGATTCAGTTTCATAATTATAGTTGTTTAAAAAACCCATTTCCCTATCTGAAATCAATTCAAGTAAAGACCAAGCTGTCAGTTTCCCGGAGAATTTAGGGGAATGGCTTTTAATCTTCATCTTTAATATTCCAAATTTCGAAAGGAAGGTACTGTCTGCAAATATTAGCAGTAAGCATTTGGTTATCTTCGCGCGCCTTTCTTCGAGCATCAGCATCAGCATCAGCAGCAGCAGCAGCAGCATAAGCAGCAGCATAAGCAGCAGCATAAGCAGCAGCAGCAGCATAAGCAGCATCAGCAGCATCAGCAGCAGCATCAGCAGCAGCAGCATAAGCAGCAGCATAAGCAGCATTTAGTTCCTCGCGCGTTGCTTCTCCATTGCCAAATTTTATGGCAATATCAATTGCATTTTTAGATCGATCATCTTTCATTAAATGGCGAACCGTATTTGCACAGTGAGCTTTCGCTAATGTGATTAATTGAATGTCTGATGGATTTGTTTTTCGAAATAACCATAATAACCAATCACCATGATGACAAGTATTATATATTTCTCGCCAGGATTTATTTTGAGCCCATTCTTTGGCTGCTTCACAGGCATTAAGTTCGTTTAATTTTGAGTTTATCATGATCTTTTATTTTTAAGTAAAGTAAGTTTCATTTTAATTCTCTCACTCATAGGAGTAGTAGCCATGGAGTGTAAGATGAGGCGGTCGGTTTTGATTAGGTTCATTATGCGAATGTTTTAAAATAATTAAGTAAAGTATTGAACCGTGATATATATTGGCCTTTCACATAGTCATTCATAACCCTTCCCTCAGTGGGCATGGGAAGGGTTATGTTTAAGCCTAAAGTTTTGCAAGCTAGTTGAGTAAAGCCCTCAAGCTTAGAATCCAGCCATTTAATATCGCAATCTCTGAATTCATCATTAATTAATTGATTTGAAATCTTCGCAATTGGATCTATTAAAGAAATGTGGATAATAAATTGGTTTATTGTGTCATTGTTTGAAGTTTTCATAATCCGTTTCGTTTAATGTTGTACAAAGTAAAGTATAATAGAATTATAAAACAATACATTAAATAAATATTTTAAAAATAAATAAAATATCTTTTATGAACACTTGAAATTACCGAATCTTTATTACATTTGTACATGTCAAAGAAGAAAACAATTAAGGATAACAGAGGCAGAAAGCCAATTCCTGAACAGGAAAAGGTTGTCCAAGTTAATTTCTATACTAAAAGGAGTGTCATTGATAATATAGGAGGTATGGATCAGGCGCGTATTTTAGCAAAAGATTTTTTAGAAAGAATTTGAGGGCTAGCAGTTGGTTAGCCCCTACTTTGAAAGACATTTAAGACCCGTTTGGCCAACATGGTTTGAAGATTGGCTGCTACTGATGGGGATCAAATCAGCACGACAAACAATCTCGTGGGATCAGAATTGTTTGACAGCCGGAAAGACGGCATTTTAACACGTAATCAATTAGGCAAGGTTGGTGTTTGATATTGAGGACATAACCCTTTTCAGAACAACGTAAAAGGTTTTAGAAACGCTGTTTGAAGCTATGTAAAAAACGATGACTGAGACAACAATAAAAAAGGGACAGCCTTATCAAACATTAGTAGCAGACTGAGCCGCCTGTATAAATGGAAACGGGGAGCGATAATTGTGTCGCTCCCTTATTTGAAAAGAGACTAAATGCAGAGACTGGCAAAGCAGTGTAAAAATAAATTATGAATATATTACATGAATTTTTTGCAAAAGAATCAATTCATCATAACATGATTAGAATTGATGATCAACTTCTATTAGAAGAAAGGTTTAAAGAATTTCAAGATAATTTCTACAAAATAGAAAAGCTTGAAGATATTACTGATCCTGAATCTTCATTTGTTGCTATAAACGAATATGTTGATGTAAGGCTTGGAGAAGGATTAGGAATGGAATTACGCGCTGGCAAGGTTATTAAGAAACATAGTGCTGTTGATGAATATCCTTATGCATATGATCTTGAATTCACCACATCAATTGATGACGAGAATAAGAAACGGCATACAACTAGGATACACAATGTATCTACCAGTCTTTGCACTAAAAGAACACCCAGTTATATTGAAAGACAAACAACCTCAGATCAAAAATTAGGAAAAGAACTTGAAGATTTGCGTCGGTGGAAGAAAGAATTCAGTGATGAATATTTCCTAATTATTGAGTTCATGCAAGAAAACGACAAAGACTTGCGTATAGGCGACAGTATTCGAGCAAAAGTAATCACCATTTTAAAGAATCATTTTGCATCAAACGCTATTGACAGAAAATAAACCATGAAAAAGTTAATTTTAATCCTCTCAGTTATTGCAATAGTTGTGATTAACTCAGGCCAAACGGAGGCTAACACCGTAAATGAAAAAGCATTTTTTCACGCACCATCTTGCGATACATGGCAAACAAACAACATTTACACTGACTTTATGACCGGTTCTGTATATGCACAACAAACGCGAAGTTGTGAATATTATGACGCTAACGGGCAATTAGTTGGAACAGCAGTACAAACAAGAACAATTAAACTCAATAACGCTTAAAATTGGACTGGGAGAAGTAGTCCTGTTCAAGCAGGCTACTTTCTTTTATTTGAAAAGACTATGAAGAGAACATACGCACCTAAATTCCCAGATGTAAAATCTGATTTCATCATCTACAGAACCTAATTTACAGCTTAACAGGATTATAGCGGAATTCTCCTTCAATAGAAGATCGTGGGGTATAACTGGAATTGGAAAATCATATAGAGACTCAGATTTTGAGGAAATAGACGAAAGACAAATTAAACGAGATGAAGTTAAAAATGCTTAAATTTGAATGATATGTCCGAAACCAACGGAAATATTCGGGATGAGAAAGGTAAGTTCACCCTGGGGAACCCAGGTAAGCCAAAAGGAGCTATTGTAAAGGTTTCTGTTAAGGTTAGAGAGGCTATCGTTCAATTTTTGGAGAACAACATAGATCAGGTTCAGAGTGACTTTAAAGCCCTTAAAACACCAAAAGACAGACTACAGTTTATAGCAGAGATATTGCCTTACGCAGCCCCAAAACTATCAGCGGTTCAAACAGAACATAGCGGTGAAGTAGGTCATAGGATAGAAATAACATGGAATGAGCCAGGAGATAATAAGATTCAAGATCCCAAAGATAAAAGTAGCGACTGAATCCTATAAAGCATATAAAGCTGGTTATAGAATCATTGCAAATCAGGGAGGTACACGTTCCGGTAAGACTTATACATTAAATCAGCTTTTGATTGCGCTGGCATTAAAGGAAAAATTAAGAATTTCGGTTACGTCAGTAGCATTTCCTCATCTTAGACGAGGTGCAATGCGTGATTGGCGTACAATAATGGAAAACACAGGAATTTATGATCCGAACTCGCATGTACGTACAGAACAGGTTTATAATTATCCGAACGGTAGTTACACAGAGTTCTTTAGCTCTGATAATAACCTTAAGGTTCGTGGCCCTGGTAGGGATATTCTATTTTTCAATGAAGCGAATCTCACGGAGATTGACACTTTTACGCAACTCATGCTCCGGACCAGTAAAGCGATCTTTATTGATTTCAATCCCGCTGATGAATTCCACTGGATTTACGATAACATTCTCACAAGGCCGGATTGTTACTTCATCAAATCAACATACTTAGACAATCCATTCCTACCAAATGAACAAGTCAAAGAAATTGAAAACCTCAAAAATGTTGACGAAAACTTTTGGAGGATTTATGGAGAGGGTGAGCGAGGACATTCAGCAGGTGTTATATATACACATTGGTTGCCATATTCAGAAAATATTAACGGTCAAGTATGCTGGGGGCTCGATTTTGGGTACAACAATCCTACTGCGCTCGTTAAAGTTATAGAAAACGACCAAAATTTATACTGGAAAGAAGAAATATATCAAAGCGGGCTAACGATAAGCGATCTTATACCAATGCTTAAGCAAATAGTCAAATCACATGATCCAATTTATTGCGATTCTGCCAGCCCTGACAAGATTGAAGACTTAAAACGCGCAGGATTCAAAGCAATAATGGCAAATAAGAATGTAAAAGAAGGCATTGACTTCATTAAGAGCCGAAAATTATACATTCATTCAGGATCAACTAACATTTTAAAGGAAATAAAGAGTTACAAGTACATGACAAAGCATGTCGGAATAACCGACGAGCCACTAAAGCTAAACGATCATGCGATGGATGCCGGCAGATATGCCTCAATTTCATTTAAAAAGCCTAAGATTTCATCACATTACAGTTTCCATAAATCGAAATAATATTTTGCAAAAGTGGTATCACGTCACCGTACAGAGACAGACAAAACAGAATAATATATGGTTCCTTTCAAAATCAACAGCAAAAAGTACAATATACCATCACAATGGGAAGACCTTACCTTTAAACAGTACATCGGAGTCATTACCAACACCGAAAAACTTGCAGGATTAATCAATTTATTCACCGGAATTGACGCTAAAGCCGCTAAATACGAAGGTCTTGAAGAACTATTATTATGCCTGTCATTCCTTCAGAAGACACCAAAATTTGAAGGAATTATTACAAAGATCGGGCCTTATGATCTGCCAATAAATCACAAAAAACAATTCAATATCCAGTTTGAAAGCCTCGGGCAGTTTGAAGATTTACGATCGGTCATGTTAAAACAGAATGGAGAATCTGAAGTTATAAGCTTGCTACAGGCCCAAGCAAAATATGTGGCAATTTATCTACAGAAGATAAGAGACGGTGAATATAACTACGAAAAGGCTATGGTAATGGCCGAAACTGAAATTCAAGACTTACCGGCTTACCAGGTAATAAACTTAGGAAGTTTTTTTTTAGTCAAGCTGTTGAGCTTATTAACTGGCACTCAGAGCAGCTACCTGAATATTACCCAGAGCCAGAAGAAGAAGAAGCAGGATTCGGTAACCTCCAAAAAACGTTTGGCTCGTACGCCAGCATCGCGGAAATATCGAAGCAAATAAACGTATCAGAGGAAGAACTTTATAATAACTGGTCTGCTAAACAATTTTGGTATAAGCATATCTATGAATCGTGGAAATCACATTGTCAATCCGAGTACAATAAATTGATTATGAACAGGAAATAATCTATTTTTGGTACCATGAGTCATAAAGGGATTAGGGCCATTATTGAGAAAGCAGCTAAAAGCCTGCGCGATGATATCGAGTTTTCATACGGTCGTACCTCAGATTTCAATCTAATACGTGATAAGCAATACCCATTTATCACATGCGATACACTAACTTGTACTGCTGGATTCACTGATAATAATGTTATTAATTACGTTAAAGTTTGGTCTGCTTCGATGGCATTCTACATGCTTGACAAAGAAGATTCAATCTCAGAAGAATACGCCATTATACTTGATGATACTGATACGTTAGTTGATCAATTTATTCAAAAGATAAACAATGTCCTCAATGATGAGGATGGAATTCTGATACTCAATATCAATCAGCAAGCTTTCATAAAAGCTACAGCCGACATTTTAACCGGCCATCTTCTTAATTTTCAAATCCAGGTTCCTGATAATTGGGATTATTGCCGTGACTGCTAATTTGATAACCATACTAAACCAGTTCGGCCAGTCTACTATCCAGCAGATTAAAAACAACCTTCAGGCGACAGGAACAAACGCCACGGGTAAAACTGCAAACTCATTACGATTCGAAGTAAAAGAGAATGGCGATGTAACAATAATGACCATCTTCGGAAGGCCTTATTTTGCTACGGTTGAAACCGGACGAAAGGCAACTCCAGATTATACCAAGCCATCAAAAGAATTCGTAGCTGCGATAAAAGAATGGATGGAGGCCAAAGGAAAGAAAGGTAGTGCTTATGGTATTGCAAAGTCAATACACCAGCATGGCACAAAGCTACATCAGAAAGGCGGCAGAAAAGACATTATCAGTTCGGTCATTAATCAATCTTTAACCGATAAGATTTCACAAAGTGTTTTAGATTCATACGGTAAATTATTAGTAGTCAACATAAAGGAAATGTATGGCCGTAACAGTAATTAGCAGACCTCAGGGACATAAGCTTAATAGTTCAATGATCAGCGCGACCATTGCAAGCAGTGGAGGTGATGCGGCTATATATGTGCCTGGCGGTCATAGCCTCATGGATGGTGACTACGTTTACATTGAGTCTGATTACGATTCGTACAACGGGTTTAAATACGTTGATTCAGTTGCTTATGATCATTTTAAGATCCGGAACTCAGAGTCAGGCAGTAACATACTATTTAAACAGAATGCATCAATAAGCTATTTCGTTTCTGTACTGGAGCATGGATTTCAATCAGTTCATCTGCCAATAGTTTATGAACTTAACTCCGATCTTTGGCCCGTTAACATAGACGCTGAAGCATATACACCGATTACTATTGTTTCTCAAGAAAGCGTTAATGGTTATACATGCCTTAATTTAAGCACTGGTTTAACAAATCCTATCGCACTTGAGTACATAACCTTAGTTGGTTCCGGATCTTTAGCTGGGCCTTATCAGATACTTTCAGTTATCAGTAATTGGAAGATAGTAATAAACCTGGCTTACAGTGCTTCAAATGACTTTAGTATTTACCAGGTTGAAAAGTATTACAACAACTACTTTATCAAAGTAAATGTATATGCCGGCCTCCCTTATGGTCATCGATGGGAAGAAGAAAAGCCTTATGTTTTAGCAGGAACAATACCACTGATACCCGATTCAGACGGCAATATGAAGTTCTCTGTTGCTGAAATTCTACAGGGGTTCATCAGAATGGGGAATAATTTAAATTTAGACAGCCTGCCAAATAATATTGATTTCATGGTTGCATTCTATATTGATTTCTCAGAATACTATGATATTTCAGACGGTAACGCAGTTACATCAACACAGATAAGCACAACTTTAGATTCATTCGAAGGTTATGCCATAAATTCACAAATGGCATTTAAGAATGTTGGTAGCGGGTTCATGGATGATTACCTAGATTCAGATTCTATATTGTCAAGATGGCTCACACAAATAGATGTGCCACAAGCTTATGTTAATCGATATTTTGACATTTCGTTTCTAAATCAGTATGAAGGAATTGACGTTATAATAACAATTTACAAAATATTAAACGGCGTAGTTTTAATAACTGAATACCTAAACTACGATGATCCCGGAAAAGGATTATTAAGGGTAGGATTTGTTCCTGACTCTGCTTACGATCAATATTGTATCAAGGCTTCAGCTTCATCTATACCAGGAATTCCAGAATCAACAACTAGCGTAACGTTACCGGCCTTAAGCTCAGGAGTAAATATTGCAGGATCCGGAATAGATTGGGCTACAGGTGCATCGCCTAATGTTTCATTACCATGGTTAGCCAGTGATGCAGGTGTAACAAAGTTATCTGATATTTGGGCAGAGAACTTCGCATTTATAAGTGGCAATTCTTATTCAATCAGTGTTACATGGAGCGGAACAAATATTCTGGCATTAAACATTACGATTACTTTTTATATTTACATCTTAGACTCATCAAACAATATACTTAATTCTTATTCTGTTGATGTAACTACAGGGGCAAGCAGAACAGACACAATAACATTTATAGCAAATCCTTCATGTGTTAAATACGCATGCAAAGTAAAAGGTGTTAAATCAGCTCCAACTTTTGGTAGTGACTTCACAAGCGTTATTACAATCAGTTCAATAACTGCTATGATGACTACGCCTGAAATACCTGCTATTCCGGCTCACGACATAACTGAAACAATCTGCATCGACATTATAGATGAATGTGATTCAACATTTACAAACGACGATCTACGCATAACTGAGGGTGGAAACTTACGCGAATTAGAATGAAAGCGAGTAATACATACGTAACATGGTTAAATCCTTTAGGTGGATTTGATTACTTTCTGTTTCATGCCAGACAAGAATATGGAATAGATATTGATGGAAGCGGAACAACTAAAACAAATCTATTGCCAAATTGGCCTAAGTCTTATGGTAATACGGCTGATACAATTGAAAAGACTACTTTCAAAACAGGTAAGAAGTTTCAAACACTGAAGTCTCAGCATTTAACACTTAATCAGGTGGAGGCTTTGAGCAAGATTAAGACTTCACCTATCGTTCAGATTATGAATAGTCGTAATGATCGGATAACGGTTATTGTTGATTCAGACTCATTTAGACAGTATACAGAAGATGACAAAGTTTTTTCACTATCCTTCAGAGTTAGGTTAACTGATAATATTCCAGCGCAAAGATTATGATTGTAAAAGTAGGCGATGAATATCTGGAATTCAATGGAGATATAGTAATTGAAAAACAATTATTCAGTTTCGCTACGCTTACTACCGCCGGTACATTTTCCTATTCATTCACGGTAGAACCAACAGCACAGAATAGAAGATTACTCAATGTACTCAATGTTTCAAATAATGAGAATGCATGTCTCGTTGAAAACGTTCAGATACAAACAGATGGCGGAATTACTCTATTCATAGGTTATATAAACGTTGACAACTCAATCGGGATTGATTGCTCATTCTTTTCTGATAATAATAACTTCTTCTCAAAGATAACTGGAAAGTGTATTGATCTTGATTTATCTGCCTATGATATAGAAACCCGTGAAGATACTATTATATCAAGCTGGAGCAATAATACCGGAGTGGTGTGGCCTCTTATTGATATTGGAGTTTTAAAAAGTAGAAGTGATTATTTTCTACAATGTGACTTTAATCAACGTATTCAGGCATTTGAAACACCTGGACAGGGAACAACAGTAAAGAATGAATTTCAGCCATTTTTATTTGTTAAGCACATAGTAAATGCAATAATGAGTAAGGCAGGACTCACCATATCTGGTGATCTATTAAAAGACGCAAACTATAATAATTTAATTACTACCAATAACTCACAGAAAAAATTAGAGGTGATAGCAAATCAAAATATTTCTGTGGCTAGTAAAATCCCTCAGACTGTTGCGAATGTTACACCTACAAAATTATCATTTGAACTGGTTAACACTTCACCGCAATATCAATCTAAATTAAATAATTGGGATACTAGTATTAACAGATTTACAGCTACTTATCAATGCGTAATTCACGTTGAGTTTACAGCATCTGTTTCAGATACCAGCAAAGAAACACATTTCCATTTTGATGTTAACGGTGTTAATAGATACAATGCATTTGTAAATGGCAGTACCCCAAATCCTGTAAAATATTCTGGATATCTTTTTATGAAAGCTGGAGATTACTTTGAAATGTTTTCATTTGTTGATTCAGGCCCAGGAACAAACGATATTAACACAGCAACTCTTAAAATAAGTGCTGTTGCAACTGATTTTGTATTTGCATCCACGCTTTGCCCGAATGCCAATAGCGTTGATTTTCTAAGCGATATTTTTAAGATGTTCAATGTAATTGCTAGTTACAATCAATATTCAAAAGTTGTCAATACAGTTTTATATAAAGACATTACATCTTATCCAGAACAAGATCTAAGTGAGTACATTAATAACATCAATGAACTGAGTAATTATAATCTGATTTCAAATTATGGACAGATAAACACGATAAGTTATAAAGCTGCTGATAATGATCTGATAAAAAACTACAATGATTCACATGTATTACAATGGGGACAAGGAAGTTTTGATGTCAATAATAGATCATTAAAAAAATTAAAAGAGTTCACAAGTCTTGATTTCATAGCTCCATACTGCTATCGGAATGATCTATTTAAAACATTCTTGGTTGAATCCGATTATCTAACTATAGAAGATTCTGAGGTCACTTATGCAATCACCAGCGTAACGAATAGTGGTGGACTAGCAGTATTTCATACATCAGGAGGTAATTTTACTTTCTTTAATATTCCATATGTAGGAAATGCAACAGGAACACTAACACTTCAGCAATATAAACTAAATACTTCTGATGATCAGATTGTCGCTTTATATTTCCCAGATGTCACACTTCCGCAAAAGATCAGGTTTAGTGTCGGAGGCGATAACTCCGTCGTGCCACCAGTTGGATCTGTAGATCCTATGCGATCATCATGTTGGAAAATATCTGATTCAACAATAATTAATTATAATGGTCAATGGCAATTATTTGATAATGGGATAGACACATGGCCAGAAGTATATCATGAAAATGTTGGAGTTGCTGTATTTGTTAAATCGAAAGATGGCAGCGAACTTGATATCGTTAGGCAGGGATTGAGTTTCGGTGATATTGATGGATTCGATTCATTGAATATGACAGATACTTATTATGGTGCCATTCGAGATTCACTGAACAATCCCATAAATCCAATTGTTGAATTCTTATTACCTGAACAAGTGTTTTTAAATCTGGATCTTACAAAACCAATTAGATTAAAAACAGAAAAATTTAATTCTCTTTTTATAGCTAATAAACTAACTGGTTATAAAGATAGCGTAACACCTTGCATTTTGGAGCTTGTTAAAATAACGAAGTGATGGCAAAGCAAACTGACGAAACGGTAATATTAAAATTTGAGATAGACCATAGTAAGGCCGAGAAAGATCTGATTGCAGTAAATAAAGCCATACTTTCAAACAAGGAAGCTCAGACAAAGCTTACTGCTGAATATAAAAAGGGGATCATTACACAGGAAGAGTATGTAAAAGAGAGCTTACGAATTCAGCAGAACTTAAAGGCTGAGCAAACTCAATCTCGTAATCTAACAGCTTTAATAAACACTGAGAGTAATAGCAGAAATGCACTAAAGACAAAAGTTTCTATTCTGGCCAAAGAATATGATAATCTCAATACAGCAACAGATAAAGGATTAGCCAGGCAGAAAGAACTAGAAAAAGAGCTATCTACTTTAAATGAGCAAATAACCAAAACTTCTAAATCAGCAGGATTATTCAAAGATCAGATTGGTAATTATCCTGAGAAGTTTGGAGAGGCTGCAAAAGGCATTAATGTAGCCGGTATTTCAGTTGGAGACATTGGAACAAAATTAGCCTCATTTGCAAATCCTGCAACGGCAGCAATAGGTCTTGTTACGGCTTTAGGTATTGCCTATACTAAATCTACGATAGGAGCAAAAGATCTTGAATTTGCACAAAATGAATTATCATCAGCAATATCATTAACAAGTAATGCATTTGCTGGATTAATATCATCTGCTGAAGATGGAGAAGGATTATTTTCAAAGCTTGCTACTTATGGAATAGCACAAGTTTTTGGAACTACTACTGCCATTTTAGCAAAAGCTTCAGCACAATCAAAAGAAACTTTAGAGGATCTTGGCAGAACTGAAATACAGGTAAGGGATAAAGTTAATGACAGGCTTGAAACAAATCAGGAATTATTATCAGATCTTGGTGATGCCCAGGTATCATACGATGATAAAATATTCAAAAGCGGCCAAATCATAGATAATCTTAGAGCTAATGAGGAAGAACTTTTAAAAGTTAAGAAAGATGAATTACAAGAACTTCAATTCCAATTAGCTTTAGATAAGGAAAATGAAGATTTACAGACTGTAGTATTAGAAAAACAACTTGAAATATCAAAGATTGAAAAGGATACGACTAAACAGGTCGAAAAAATACTCAGGTTAAAAGAAAATTTAACGTCTGCTGAACAAAAGAGATTAGAATTATTACGTAAACAAGCTGCTGAGGAAGATAGGATTAATAAGGCAGTAACAGATATCAATAGAAGATCTTCAAAAGTTAATAATCCAAGTGAGGTTGTCAGCCTGGCGGATCAAAATGCAATACAACAAACACCTGATACTGAAAAAACACAACAACAATTAGATGATCAGCAGAGAACAAAGGATTTAATTGAAGGCACTGCCAAATTCACTTTATCATCTGAAGAGACTTTACAAAAAGGTCTTAAAGGAATGAAGGATAAGGCAGCTAAAGAAGACTATGAACGATCACAAAAAGAAATACAATTAAGACAAAGTGTTGAAGATAGTATCCTAAACATCACACGCCAATCATTGGCAAATATTGCAGCAGCGGTTAATAAAAATAGCAATGAATATAAGTTAATCGCCAGCGCAGTAGCGTTAATTGATACTTATAAAGCTGCTAATGCGGCTTTTGCATCTGGTTCTGAAATAAATGTGGCTTATGGAGCTATTGCAGCGGCGGCGGCGATTGCTGCCGGTCTAGCTAATGTTGCAGCTATTAATGGGATTACATTCGCTGAAGGTGGTTATACTGGTGACGGTGGAAAATATGAGCCTGCTGGGATTGTTCATAAAGGTGAATACGTTGCTCCACAAAATGTAGTCAATGCTCCAGCAGCGCAACCTCATATTGCGGCATTGGAAGGAATGCGTGTGCGTGGTTATGCTGATGGTGGTTTTGTAACGAATACCAGTATATCAGGAACTCAGCAGGCTATAATTATGGCTAATGCTATTAAGAATTTGCCACCTCAACAGATTTCAATTAAAGAGTTCTTACGTAAGGCCAATCAATTACAGATAAAAGAAACTAACTCAATATTTGGATCATGAGCTTATCAGATAAATATGGAATCCCACAGGAGACAGTAAACCAAATGGTGAAGGATGGTGTAATTTCATGCAAATATCCGCGCCATGAAGAAGTTTACAATCTTTATAAAACATATTCAGGATCAGGGAAAACAAAAACTGATATCTATTATGAAATGGCTGATAAACTCAAAATGAGTTTCGAAACCATAAAGAAAATAGTGGCCCAAATGGGTAAAAATTAATACCTTTAAAAATCATTCCTGTTTTGGAACTTAGCATCCATGACGGGACACATTTTCATTTATAATTATATTGGAACTGAAGAAGGAGAAGTCTCTATTAATAATGTCCGTGAACAAATCAACCAGTATCCTAAAGCATCAGATTTTATAGTCCACATCGTATCTGGTGGTGGGGATGTATTCGAAGGATACGGAATTTATAACATTATTAAGAATTTAAACAAGCCAATTGAAACCCGTATTGAGGGCCTTTGCGCTTCTATTGCTACACTTATTGCATTTGCTGGTGATAAGATCATCATGAACAAAACATCTGAGTTCATGATCCATAACCCATACATAGACGGAATTAAAGGTGATGCTGGCGACTTACGTAATGTTGCCAATCAGCTTGATACTATAAAAAATTTATTGATTGACGTATCTGGTCGCCGCGCGGCTCGTAACGGAAAATCAATTTCAAAAGAACAGCTATGGGCGTTATACGATAACGAGACATGGCTAACCGCAGACCAGGCCGCAACTCAATATGGTTTTGCCGATGAAGTCGTTGAATCGATGAAAGCAGTTGCAAAAGTAGATATAACAAAAATTAAGAACGACATGGAAAAATCACTTTTTGACCAATTGTCGGCCAAAATTACCAATCTGTTCAAGGCACTGAAGATTAAAAATCAGACTGAGGACACGCTGGCAGACGGCCGAAAGGTTATGATCATGGATAATAACGGTGATCTAACCAATGCACAAATAATGCTCGAAACAGGGGAGCCCTTACCAGATGGTGAATATGATCTGGCTTCCGGCAGTACAATTACTGTAGTAGGATCGGTTATTACCGCTGTAGTTCCTTCTCCGGAACCGGCAGACACGACACAAAAAGGAGAACCAAACACACAAGACATGGAAAAAGACGCACGTATTAAAGAGCTTGAAGCTCAGTTAGCGGCAGCACTAGCAACGAGTCAAGCCAGTGCGAAGGCCGCAGAAACAGCCGAAGTGACTAACAAGTCAATTATGGCTAAGGTTGAAATCCTTGAAAAACAATTCAAAGATTTAAGTGAAGCAGCGGCCAAAACTTTTGGTGATGATGATCCAATTGAGAAAGATCACGCATTCCGTAATGCGGAAAATGGAGGTCGTCAATATGACGCAATGAGTGAAGAATTAGGAAACGCTTGGCTTACAAGCAGACCAGCAAACTTTAAAAACAAAGAATAAGATGAGCAAGTTTAAAAACGCATCGTCATATACATACAGCCCATCGTATACCTACCCAGGTAAGTTACCTGTTGAGCTATACAGAAAGCCGTCTATCATGACACCAGCGCTTAGTGACATGTTTACTATCCGCCAAAACATCCGCACTGATGAATACCTAGTTTTAGTTGGTCAGCTTGAAAAGCTGTTAAAAGCCGCAACAGGTTGTAATCCCACTTACACAACCGCAGGCACCTTCTCAGATCGCAAGATTTCTGTTGGTAAATTCGAAGCAAATCAATCCTGGTGTAAATCAGACTTCATGGCAACTGCTTCAGCACTTACTGAAGATGAATCTTTTGTTGCCAATGGACTTGATGGTTATGATGTAACTGCAAAGGTCAGAAGCATCTGGATGGATGAGCAAATAGACGCTATCCGTAGGGATATATGGAGAATTGTTTTGTTTGCCAATGACCAATCAAATAACGCTGATTACAATGTGATTGATGGTATGTTGGTTAAGTTGCTGGATGCCTTTGCGTCTTATTGCGTTAAAGCAGTTGGTAACGATCTACCAAACCAATACAATTCAGTACTGGCGACAGACCAGGCATACAACGCAATCAAAGCCCTTCATCAGGGAGCTTCAATTATTTTGAAACAACTTCCTAATTCTGAAAAGATTTTCTGGGTTACTGGTTCGGTATATGAAAATCTTTTGTCCTCTTACGAGAGCAAGACAAACGGAGCTACAGAAATGCAGTTCAGATTGATTGTTGACGGCCTGGGCAATCAGAAGCTTACATACAGAGGTATTGAAGTAGCGCCGCTTTACATTGCGGATAACTACTTTGAAGATTCCGCAAACCCTTGGTACAATAACATGCGTCACTTCTTGATCTACACAACACGCGGTAGTTCTAAGTTCAGCAATTTTGTATTGGGTACTGAGAGCGCTTCAGATCTTGACCGTATTGATATGTTCTATGATCAGAGAACGAAACAGACTTACTCACAATATGAGAGCCGTTTCGGAGTTCAGTTTATTCAGTGTGATTTAACAGCTATCTACCACTAATATGCCAATACAATGCGGAATAAGCAGCGGCATTGACGCTAATTGCGACAATCTCCGCAAGCCTGGTGGCGTTGGTAAAGAAGTTTGGATTTTCAATCTATCTGATTTACGAACAGCCATTCCAGTTGAGACAGCAGATTATGTGAAGGATTTAGAATTCAATACTTACAAAAGTTTGTATCGGGTTTCATCTGCTAAGTACAGCCATGAGGCAAAATGGACTGAGCAAACCGGAGACGGTGGAAACAAATCGTATCTTCAGGAGGTTACATTAAGAGCATTCAACAGCGATCCAACAGCAGACGCGACAATTGAAGATCTTAGCGTATCGGAAGTCGGTGTGATTGTTAAGACTAATGCCGGTGAATATCTGATATATGGAGCAGAGAATGGACTAACTTCAGATGCTTCCACAGGAGGTGCAGGCCGACAGGCAACAGATCCAACAACTTCCGTAATCAATTTGAAGGGAACTGAAAGGTTCTTACCAAAACGATTATTGATAGGTGGTTCTCAAGCATCCACAAAAGCTTATATTGATGCCATGACAGCCTAAATTGAATATTTTAAGCTTTAATTATACCCGAATCGTAAATGATTCGGGTTTTTTATTGTTATTTTTAAAGAATTTTTTAAATTCGTGCATGGAGGATTATTTTAAAAACATAAATGCAATTGATCGAATGAACCTTTGTGATATTGCATGGTATTTAAAAGGCTTAAAACAATCAGATGATAATCCGTTTATTGGCGATCATCATGAAACATTAGAAAAGTTAATCAAGGCAATTGCTTCAAAGGTTAATGATGAAAAACGACAATCTTTATGACAAAGCCAGAAGCACTTAAGCTTTTAGAAGATAATCATGTGATAAATCATACCTCAAAGCATCCGGCATGGAACCAGGTGTTTGATTTTTACTATTCACAAACCGGGGATAAATCAGCAAAGCAGGGATGCGGATCATGTCACAATAAAGTATTGCGATGGCTGCGCAGTTAACACAAATTTATTATAAGGATGAACAAATTAAAGCTTGCTATCCTTTTGCTAATCTATATTTTAACGAGAAACTTACCATTTTCTTTGAAAATACTATTATTGCGCAGTTGGTTATGGCCTCGCAGGCTGAAAAAATAGCGGTTTGTTCATGGAGGCTTAAGGAAAAGATGAAATACTACATCGGAAGTCCGCGCGAATTAACTCCTGAGGTAATGAATTCAGATTATCAGGTACTTTCCTTCACAAAAAACACAAGACACCATCAAATGTTGGCTGCTGCTGACAAATGGCATCCAAATTTTAAGGAATCACTTAAAAAAATACTGGATGCATGCGGAATATCAATGCCGCGCGAAGTAAAAACACCTATTTATCAAAATCATTTCAGCGCTTCACGTGAAACATATCAAGATTATGTGAAACGATATCTATCTCCATGCATGGAGGCGATGTCAACCGATACTGAGCTAAATAAAATATCAATGATTGATAGCAAATATTCGACATTGACAAATGACACGACTTTGCATGAAGAATTAGAACGTAAAATCGGAATTCCATATTTTCCTATGGCTCCTTTCTTGCTTGAAAGGCTATTCTCGATTTATTGTCATAACGAAAATATAAAAATTACATGTCTATAATATCATTGATACATCCATCAAGGGGCCGCGCTGAACGCGCGCGCGAAGTAGCAACAAAATGGATTAACTCAGCTGGGGTTGATGTTGAATATATTATTTCTGTTGATATAGATGATCCGAAATTGAAAGATTATGATCGTCTGTTCAAAGATCATATCATTTTAACAGGTCAAAACAGATCCGCTATTGATGCCATCAATTCAGCCGCAGCAATCTCGACATGCAGAATAATTGTAGTGATGTCAGATGATTTTGATTGTCCGGAAAATTGGGGTGATCAGTTAATAAAATTAACAACAGGCAAAAGTGATTGGATAGCTAAAACTTACGATGGTATTCAGAAATGGATAATCACGTTACCAATCATGGATCGTGAGTATTACAATCGATTCGGATATGTATATCATCCAGAATACAGACACATGTTCTGTGATACAGAAATGACGTGCGTAGCTGATCTAACCGGAAGAAAGATTGAACTACCAATAAAATTCTCACACGATCATTATAGCACCGGAAGAACTAAAAAGGATGCCATCAATGAACGCGCAGATAAAACATGGGAGCAGGGCGAAAAACTTTTCATTGAACGATATAAAAATAATTTTGGGTTAATTGACCCTCCTGGTAAAATTCAAAGTCCTGAATATTTGAATTGGATTAAAGGAAAACTATGATTCTTTCGATACTCATACCTACACTTCCTGACCAGGAAAGTCAAGCATATCTTCATAGATTACGCGGACTTTTAGCGCCGCAGATTGTTGAAGGGGTTGAGATAATTGAGGACTGCAGCCCGCGTAATGTTCCAACAGGATCAAAACGTAATGCACTTATTGATCGTGCACAAGGACAATATTTTTGCCAGATTGATACCGATGATATTGTGCCTAATTATTATGTCAAAGAACTATTAAACGCAATACAGAAATGCCCTGATGTTATCACCTTCAAAGGATTCATGACTACAGATGGCGGTAATAGAGCAAATTTTACAATCAAATTAGGTGAGCGATACGAAGAGCGAAGAGGCCAGTATATCAGATACCCAAACCATCTATGCGCATTCAAAAGAGACTTGGTAAAGCACGTTAGATTCGAACCAATATGGATTCAGGAGGATTACATTTGGGCTACAAAGATACGTGATTTAGGGTTACTTAAAACTGAAGTGCATATTGAAAAGGATATGTATCACTACGATTATAAGAACAAAAACAAGATGGTATTTCCACGAAGAAGATAAAAAATATGTACTCACAGAACAGAGAAGAAGAAGTAATATTGGACTACTTCAAAGGCCAGAAAGGATCATTCATAGATATTGGTAGTAATGATGGTAAAACATTTTCTAATGTTAGAGCGCTTGCTGAACTAGGATGGAAAGGAGTATTCGTTGAGCCATCACCAAAAGCTTTTAGCATGCTTCAGAAAAACTATGAAGGTCTGAAGGGATTTTACTTATATGATTTTGCTTTATCAAATCATAATGGTAATGCGATATTACATGAGTCAGGGCCGCTATGCTCAGCTAATGACATTGGCCTTGTTTCTACTTTTCACTCACATGAAATGGATAGATTCAAATCAACTGTTGACTATAAGCCAGTGACTGTTAAGTGTTTCAAATGGAAGACGTTTTTAAATCGTCTCACCATTAAGCAATTTGATTTCATATCAATGGATTGTGAAGGCGAAGAGCTTAATATTTTACCAGACATGGATCTTTCGGGAGTTAGAATGATCTGCATTGAATGGAACTCAAAACCAGAATTGAAGGATGCTTATCAGAAATACATGTTCGGGTTTAATTTGATTTATACTTCAGCTGAGAATTTAATTTTTGCACGATGATAATAGTAAACTTCGCAACAAACGCTTATCAATCAGGCCAGCAACGCCTAGCTAAAAGCATCCGAGGCTATCAGGTTTTATTATTCGATAAGTATCAAGCAATAGGAAGTCCATCACATCAAGAAAGCCCTTATGAATTTAAGATACATGCTATCGAAAAAGCCTTTGAACGCGATAATATTGTCATATGGTGTGATGCATCAATGTATTGCGTAGGTGATCTATCAATCATTGAAAACATCATAAAACAAGATGGTTATTTCATGTCGGAAGCGGGGCATTATGTGCGCGATTGGTGCAAGCCTGAAACATTGCAATATTTCGGAATCACAAAAGAAACTGATTTCATTATGTTCTCTGCCGGATTCCTGGGCCTTGATAAAACAAATGCTACTGCAATGGAGTGGTTTTCAAAATGGAAACAATCAGCTTTAGACGGTCATTTTAAAGGCGATTGGTCTAATCATCGGCATGATATGACGTGTGGATCAATCATCGCTCAACAAATGGGAATGAAATTTCAACGCGGCGGCCAACACATGTCTTATATTGGGCCTGGGTATTCAACACCAGAACCTAATTCAGTTTTTCATCTTCAAGGAATGTTATGAAAAAGCTATTTAATATTTGCAAAGGGTGGTTTCTATTTTTGTTTGCTAAACGTTCATGGATGGCAAAAAAAAGATTAAAAATTTGTTTTGAATGTCCATTCAGAAAAGGCATTGTTTGCGGTATATGTTTTTGTGAGTTGCATGCCAAAGTAGAAATAAAAGAAGAGGAATGCCCAAAAGGGCTTTGGCATAAACATACCAGATTATGGTGAATTATAAAAAAGGCCTGACCGATTACCAACAAGTCAGGCCTCAATGTCTTCGATAGTATTATTGGCTTCACTACCGCACTGCTAAATTATTAAAAATAATCTTAAAAACAATGAAATTAGCTGCTATTTACAATGTTTGGGATGATTGGGATATTCTTGAGCATTCAATAAGAAACATTAGACCATTAGTTGATGGGGTTATTGTAATATTTTCAAGGTATAGTAATTATGGAGAACATTCACCTGGCATAACTGAAGGGGGTGATTATTATAACTGGGAGCCTCATAAGTCTGCCAACCCTATGCAATCTGAAACAGATAAAAGAAATTATGGTCTTGAGCTGGCAAAAAAACAAGGATACACACATTTTTTAATGATGGATGCTGACGAGTTCTATGAACACGAACCATTTAAAAAAGAGAAGGAAAGATTTTTAAACCCAAATTTGAAAGGCCTTATATGCTCTTGCCAAACCTATTTCAAAAGTACAAAGCTTACAATAGGCCTAGATACAACTTTGGTTACATTTATCCATAAGCTTGAACCGAACATGCGATTTGAAATGAATCGTAATTTCCCCTTTGCCTGGGATAAAATGACACGTCAAATAAGGATAGATCCAACACGACAGCTTAATATAAATACAGGAGTTGAATGGTCAAAAATAATAATGCACCATTATAGCTGGATTCGAAAAGATTTCGAAAAGAAGATTCGGAACTCAAGCGCCCGGGCAAATATAGAACGTTCAACAATAAGGCAAGATTTAGCCCTTGCCAAAGAAGGATATTTTTGTAAGTTTTACGGTAAGACACTGATCCGTGCGTCAGTAAATTTCAATATACCTGATGTTCAAGACGAAAATATACAATCTTTGGAGGCAGGCATTTCCTAAATACCAGCAAACAATTGACAGGTACATACCGTATTTTGGACATGACGGTGATTCTTTTCCTATTGAGTGGGCACGTATAATTTCTGAAAGCCCTTCCGCTGCATCTTGTCTATCTACACGTTGTGATTTCGTTGAAGGATTCGGATTTTCCGATGAAGCACTTGAAAAACTTGTCATAAACAAGAAAAAAGAAACATTTTGGCATGTTCATCACCAAACAGTTAAGGAATACGAACAGAATTTCGGATTTTATTGGCTTGTGAAGTATAATTCACTTGGTAAAGTTACAGAAATTGAGGTTTTACCATTCGAAAATTGCCGTCTCGATTTGCCGGACGACAACGGATATATTTCAAAGATATTTTACAATCCTTTTTTCGGTACACCTCAGTATCAATCGAATAGAAAGAAGACAAAGACCTATGACGTATATAATCCAGATGTTGTAAAGAAACAAATGGAAGAACAAGGCAATAAATATAAAGGCCAGGTTCTTTTTTATGGGTCAACTTCAACCATGAGCCGTTTTTATCCAATCAATGAAGCTTATGCGGCGGTTAAATGGATGAAGATTGAAGCGGGTGTGTCAAATTACCATGAAGATAATATTGATAACGGATTAATGCAGGCCTTCATTCTTTTAATGAAGGGAGACCCTAACGCACCAAGCAATAATCCGGAGTATGCAGATTCAAAAGAGCCTATGACAGTAGGACAAGAGTTTGACGAAGTGATTAGCAATAATTTCATGGGCGCTAAACGTGTGGGTAACATGTGGGTTCAATGGGTTAATTCATCTGAAGAAAAACCGGAAGTAATACCGATACCATCAAATTCAAATGATGATGTATTTGTAACGCTGGACAACCAAGCCACAAAGAAAATTACAGTAGCGTGGAAAGTACCTGGGATACTTGCCAACATTCAGGAGGGCGTAAGCCTGGGCGGTGATGGTAACCAGATAAAGGTAGCTGTTAAGCTAATGCAACAGCGTGTAGTAAAACGCCAGCGTAATCTAACGGATATGTATTCACAGGTTTTAAAGTTGATGGCAAAGCCTTATATTCAGGATATAGACATCGTTCCTTATAATCCATACCCTGAAGTAAACCAGGTTAATCCACTTGTTTGGGCAGCTTTATCACGTGAAGAACAACGTAAATGGATTCAGGATAATACCGAGATAGATTTAACCGATCCAAATACCGATATATCAACCCCGGGGCAGATATTACCAACGCCACCAACAAATATTAAAAATGCAATTCCAATATCTTTCCCGCCAAACGTTATTAAAAACGTACAAACGGCTTTAGATTATATGGATAAAATGCAACTTAAATGCGGAGGTAAAGCTGGCGCTGAAGTTTCAAATATGATTGTTCAAAACCAAAACATGGGATTGAAACAGTTAAAAAGAATTTATAACTTTCTAAAGGTTCGTGATACGTTTGCTAATTCACCGTTCGAAAAGAACTGCGAAGTAGTTTTATACAATGCCTGGGGAGGCAAGGCTATGTTTGATTTTCTTGATTCAAAGCTTAAAGAGTATGACCAATGGCTAAACAAGACAAATTAATAACGTATGCTTATCTAAAAGAGGAATGCGATATTCCTAATAATATTCCTGATGAAGAATTAGAAGGAAAGATTTATCAGGCGCAGGAAACTTTAAGAATGCTTATGTCCGATAGATTCTATCAGGATTTTAAAACAGCATACGTTAATAAAACCATGTCTCCAGTATATAACTCACTTTATAATCCTTACATAAAGCAATATGTTGCATGGCAGGCAAATGAATTTTGGATTATCAAAGCAAACTTTAAACCAACGCGTGGAGGCTTCAGGGTTCATACTGAAGAAAATAGTGTAATTGCCACTGATATTCAGATGGCAACTATCATTAAGGATGCAAAACAAAAGAGTCAATATTATAAAGAACTTTTCATACAATTTATGGATAATCACATTACAGATTATCCATTACACAATCGTTGTAATGACTCTAAACTGAGTGGGAATTCATTCAGAATAACAGCGGTTAAAAATAAACACAGACGAAATAGTTTAACAGGTCACGATCCGAACTGCCGATGCAGAAATTGTTATGATCAATACTAAGCTATATCAGGCAAAAGAATACCCATTATCAATTTATAACGGGCAAGCACTTATTAATAAGGCATTCAGATTTTTTACTATAGTTGATTGTGCCGAGATACCTTATGAAGAGATTGATTTTGATTTTCCTGATTATGTTTCGTCTTATTTTAGAATTTATAACGAACGTAATGGAAGATTGATTTTAGATTTATCATTGCAGCGATCAGGAACCTATTTAATTGCTAATGCAAGCGTTTCAGATATGACTTTTGATGACAACGGCAACTATTTTTATGAAATTGGTTATAGTCGCGCAGGATATGAGCAAGCTTTGCGTTATGGAACTTTGAAAGTGTTATGATTTCGTCACAGACTATGGATCAAGTTTACTCAAATATTGAAATTGATTATCTTTACTCAGAAGTAATTGATGATTATAGGACGATTGATGAAGTTTTGCGAAAAACTGAAGAAATGGAATTAAGAATTACTCAAAATACAGAACTTAGACAATTAGAATCATGAGCCTTCAGAGTGAAGTTGTAAGAATTATAAATAATGTATTTGTTCAGGCAAAAAAAATTAGTGAATTGCCTGATGCTGGCGCTTTAGATGGTTCTGAGCTAGTTGAATGTACTCAATCAGGACAAAGTGTAAAGACTACTTCGGGGAATATTGCTGCTTTGGCTGGCGTTGTTTCATCTGGTTATACATTGTGGGATATGTCTACGAATCTTTTCCCTAGTGGGTCTGCTCAGTGGCAAAAATATTATGGTACAAAATCAGGATCGTCTACTTTACTTGATAAGGCTGGTAATCCATTACCCGATGAAGTGATTGGCATTGCAAAAATAGCGAATGCATCAACAACAGATCCTAACGATTGGATATTTGAAAATACTATATTCTAAAATTATGGCAGACATAGGAACAAACATTAACCCGAAACATAATCCTGTAACCACAATACTTGGAGGTGTTTTTATAATAATCAGCGCTGCAATGTATGTGGTAAAATATATTGTACCAGCATTCTTAGTTTTAAAACAGGACATTCCTTATGAATGGTGGTTGCCCTTAATACCTTTAATAATTGGCCTCGTTTTGGTCTTTATGACTGATGAATACTTTGGAAAAATATTTAATCGAGTAGATAAAATTGCCGGCAAAAAAACTGATACTAATTAAAATGAAAAAAATATTAATACTCATACTAACAGTTTGTTCAATCGCAGGATATGGACAGACGCAAATGAATCCAAGCGGCAGCAATTCTGTTGCTAACATAAATACGGCTTTAACAATGCCATCAATTGCATCCGGAACGGATACCTATACAACTACAATTATCGGCGCAACATTAACCACTAATAAAGGTTATACAATCCTATTCACCAATGCAAATACAGGTTCTTCAACACTAAATATTAGCGATGGCTCAAACCCATTGGGCGCAATCACATTAAAAAAATATTCTTCCGGATCTTTAGTTAATCTTTCAGCGGGCGACATTTCAGCGGGCGAAAGTAAGAGATTCAGGTATAACGGAACAAACTTCGTAATGGAAGGCGGTTCGGGTTCCGGTGGCGGCGGAACATGGGGAAGTATTACAGGTACATTATCGAGTCAAACCGATTTACAAAGTGCTTTAGATGCTAAATTAGCCAATGCATCAAATTTATCTGATCTTACCAACGCATCAATCGCGCGAACTAATTTAGGATTGGGAACAGCCGCAACAATTAGTTCAACGGCTGGCGGCGATCTTTCAGGAACACTTCCAAGCCCAACCGTAACGAAAATAAACGGTACTTCTTTAGCAGGATTAGCAACAGGTATCTTAAAAAATACGACATCTACTGGCATTCCTTCAATTGCGGTCGCTGGTGATTTCCCAACACTTAATCAGAATACAACAGGTACCGCAGCCAATCTTTCAGGAACTCCGGCATTACCAAACGGAACGACAGCGACAACACAAAGCCCTGGAGATAATAGTACAAAAGTGGCAACTACTGCTTATGCGAATGCAGCAATTACAGCAGCCGCACTACCAGCCGCAGATGCAACGCATGATGGCTATTTGACTCAAACAGATTGGAGTACTTTCAATAACAAAATTTCAGCTAATCAAACTATTTCATGGTCTCCCACAGGAGATGTGACAGGTAGCACAACAGGTTCTACGACTCTTGCGCCTGTACTTGCAATAGGCGCTGGTAAGGTTACAAATACAATGCTTGCCGGTTCAATCGATTTGGCTACGAAGATTACTACATCTTATACATCCGGTTCAATTCCGTATTCTAATGGATCAATTCTAACACAGGATAATTCTAATTTATTTTTCGATGCTACAAATAAATATCTTGGAATAGGAACGGCCTCTCCATTATCCAGAGCCACATTTGAAACTGATGGTCTTGCAGTTACACAAACATTAACTTCTGGTATAACACTTAGAAATGGAACTGTTGCATTGGTTGGCACCCAAACACAAATATCAAATCCATTAAGATTTAGCGGAAATGTTTGGAATACAACATCAGGAAGCACCAATGTTTCTGACTTTTTACTATATAGTCAATCAATACCAGGAGCAACACCAACTAATTATTTGAGTTTTTCTTATTCTATTAATGGGGGCGCTATTGGAGAGGTTGCCAGGATGTCTAGTATAGGAACTTTGTCTTTATCTACTATAAGTAATTATAATAGCGGATCAACACTAGAAGCACTATTACAAGGGTCTGCCTCTGCTGGATTTAGAGCTAGATACGCATCAACACAGACGGGTGATGTAAGTACATTTGAAGTTAAAACACCAACACAATACGCAAGCGGTACTCATACCTATAATGGAATTTTAATTGATCCTGATTATCTAAATGATACTGGTGGAACAAATCATTTTAGAGTAGGCATAAGACATAAACCTACTATTGGAACAGTTATAGGGAATCATGGATTTTTTGTTGACGAGGATGCAAATTCTAAAAATGGATTAGCTGGTGTAACAAGCCCAACTGAGGCTCTTGAAATAGGAGGTAATTTAAAATCAAATCATCTTATTGGAAGAACTTCAGCACCTACTGTTTCTGCCGGTGCCGGATCAGGCACAAGTCCTACTGTTACAATTGTTGCAGGAAGTACAGATTTAGCTGGTATAGTATCTGTTGTTACAGGAACAACGCCAACCGGAACAAATGCAATCATTGCCACAATTACTTTTAACACTGCATACGGAGCGGCTCCAAAAGTTATTCTTTTACCTGCAAATAGAAATGCAAATGGATTGGTTGGTGTTAATCAAGTATTAGTTCCAGCAGCTGGTGAAACAAATGGTGTAACTACTACTACTTTTGTAATTGAGTCGAATACAACTGCTTTAACGGCTTCAACAACTTATCTTTTTAGCTATCATATCATACAATGAGAATTACAAAAATACTTACGCTACTTTTATTACTGTCATTAAATGCCTTTGCTCAAAACAAGGGCATTTTTACTACGGGTCAATTTTCGCTATACGCTCAACATGATTATGGATTCATAAATAATGTTTCTTGGACTTATCAGACCTCCGGAAATTACGAATTGCAAAGAGCATTTTTTTCTGATTATTCAGATGCAATAACAATTTATTCTGGATCAAATTTGTCTTATCATGATGAAACAGCGGCTATGTCTGGCTATTGTTTCTATAGAGTTCGAAGTAATGGAGGCTCATGGATTAATTTAACACTGAATACAATAATATCAGACAACACCATTGATACACGCACTGAATTTGTAGGAGATTCTATGGTATATGGAACGGCTGCTTCTCCTTTATCTTCTGGATTTGCATGGTTGTTTGCTTATGCTAAAAATTGGACTGTTCCAGCAGCTGGAGAAATTATAGGATTGCCAGGTAATTCGATAACTCCTGAAGCATCACCCCCGACTTCTTTATGGATTTATAGCACTGGCGCCAATAAAATGGTAAGTAAGATACCGGAACTCAATTACCTCATAAATGATTTTGGTGTTAATGATGGTGTAACAACGCCTATTTTATCAAATGCAACTCCTGATCAATATAAGGCGGCATTAAGTGCATGGCTCGATTATTCAATTTTTACAGCGGGTTGGCCATCTAATAGAATTGTTGTAATGGGCCCATTCAATAGCCCTACCAATACAACAAGATTAGCCACATTCAGGGATGCTGCCAAATCATTGTGTGCTGATAGAAGAATTCCTTTCTTCAGTTCAATGGATTGGGAAATAGCTAATAGCATTGTGCCAGGTGATAATGTTCACATGAATACAGCCCAACATAAACAATTCTCATATACACTCGCAGATCGAATAGAAAATCCTGGTATTCCGCTTACTTATGCTACAATGTTAAGCATTGTAGTATCATCGCCAACATCAATAATCGTAACTTATAATGTACCTGTCATAGCTACAAATGTGGGATGGACTTTTAAGAAAAATGGAAGTGCCAATAATCCAACATCGGTATCAGGCAGTGGAACAACAAAATTAAGATTTACAGTACCTACGTTAGCCAATGGTGATGTTGTCACTTATTCTTATGATCAAACTACAGGGGATGCCGCAAGTTTAGTTCGAAACTATTCTTTAGAAGTTCCGAATGCAACAGATCAAATAGTAACTAATAACATACAATCTTCTTTCGATAGCGATGCGACAGCTTTATTTAACGCGATAACAGGAACAGGAGAAACATTGTCGGACGATGAGAAGTCAGCTTATAACCAATTTATAGTAAGCTGTAAGGCACAATCACTATGGACAAAAATAAAAGGATTTTGGTTATTAGGAACTTCTTTAAATAAATCAAAATTCAATTTTAAAGACCCTCAAGATTTAGACGCTTCATATAGATTAACTCAAACAGGGACGGTCACATTTTCAAGTGATGGAGCTACAGGGACTAACGCAGCGAATAATTTCCTGAGCACGAATTTCAATCCGGCATCATCAGGAACATATCGTGATAATCTTTGCTTATTCGCATCTCAATTAAGTTCCGGTACCGGAACAAAAAGTATAATGTGTTCACAGACTTCAAATTCTACAGGTGCTTATACAATCATCCCTGGTGGATCAACGATGTATGTACAGTTTAATCAATCAGGAGGATTAACGACCAAAAATAATCCAGTTTCAAAAGGCCGATACTATATTAGCCGACAATCATCAACTGGTTGGAAATCATATAAATACAAACAATTGATGTTAGATCAAACCGCAACATCATTTGCATCTTTTAGTTCAAACATTTGCATTCTTGGAGGTATTTATCCAACCGATCAAAAAGCCTCTTACGCTGGTATTGCTGATGGACTTTCTCAATCTGAATTATCAAATCTTGAGGATATTTTATATACATTTGAAGCAACATTAAACAGGTATTAGAAATGAAAAAGTTATTATTATTCATTATATTACTTCCTGCGCTGGCTTTTGGGCAGAAAACAGGGACATTATCGTTAGCTAAATTTATAAACCATAATCCAAATATTTCCTGCGCCGTAATACATGCTCCCGGAGAAACATGTGATTGGATAACATCAGTGGTTAACAATGTAACATATAAAATTAATGACAGCCTTAACTACAGAGGCATTGTAATTTCAGAAGTAATTCAACAAGGAATAATTGAAGAACATCCGCAAGGTGATTTTTTCGGGGGTAAGATTGATTATGTAGTTTATAGATCGCCATTAAACTCAACTCATTGGCTAATATTTTTACCAGGCACAGGAGAACTATCGGACGGTGCCGGTGGAAATCTTGCAGCACTTTACAAATATGGTTTCCCGCGCTTAGTTAAGGCTGGCTACGATTTACCATTCAATATGGTAATGATTCAACCACAGAACTCATACACAGGCGCAAATAAAATATTTCTGCCTTGGGTTCAAATGACATTTAAGCCCAGTAAGATTATAGTCAGTGGCATTTCGTTAGGTGCAATAGCTAGTTTGGATGTAATGACAAAAGACACTTATAAACTGATTGCAGGGGTTGTGTCGCTATCCGGAAAACCATCAGGGGGCATTAACGCTATTCCTAATATGGTTTCAATTCCCGGGTATTGCTATCACGGAAATTTGGACACACAGGTTAGCTACTCGGTGGCAATGAACTTTTTCAATGCCTATAATAAGACCCATGCAGGAACGGAAAATGTGTTTACTATGGATATTCGCAATGCTGGGCATAGTGGTTGGGATGAAGTCATGAGTATTATACCAGGGAAAGATCAGTGCTATCAATGGATACTTTCACAATTCGGCCCAGAGCCAACCGGACAGACTTTTGAGGATGGTAAGCAATACGTTAAAGATGAAATTGCAGCAGCTTTAGAAAAGCTTTAGGTATAAATAAGGTTTTGTAAAACTAAAGTAAAGTTATTAGTATTTTAGTGTATACATTAAAATGCACTATGATACAATGAAAGGTCTTTTTACAATTGGATTGTTATACATTGCATGGCAGATGACAGTTCGGCAAAAACAGAAACGAGAAATAAAAAGACTTGAAAATGAAACAGAAAATCTTAAATTTAAGGTTGAAAAACTGACAAAAATCATAGTAGATTATGAGCGAAGAGAACAAACAAAGATTAATTGATTTCCTAAAAACAAAATGGGAAAAAGATAGGCATACTGAGATACGCATCAGCATTGATCCGCATGGTATTTGTTACGCCCATGTTTTAGGCCAAGACTCGGAAACAATTGATTTTGCGTTAGAGTCATCAACCCCAGAGAATCCACCTCCGCCACCTCATCAATAATGAGAAAGTGGGGATTATGGCTAATTCTTTTTAGTGTCGCTATTAATCGGCTCTGTAGCTTCCCTATTTTCTCAGGGATATATTTTGATCCTTTTCCTTTTTACGATCTGATTTATCAAGGTAAAAATATAGGGATTAATCTACAATCATATATCTACATGTTTGCAAATCACCTGGCAATGTTGGCTATTTGGCTGTTTTGTAGGTTTGAATTGCCTAAATATGCACTAATTTTCACCTTATTCTTTACCTTAGAAGTTGGTTCGTTAATTGACTTCATACTTATCTACGAACATCCGATATTTCATTTTGGTTGGTATGGTGTGGAATTCACCGATATTAAGTTAATTTTGTATACTTCATTAATTATTCTATGGAAGCATGGCAAGTTATAGCCGGTATTGTAGTGGCTTTTGCAGCATATCTGGGACTATCAAACGTTCAGCATACTAAACAGATAGCAGTGATGCAGAAGTCTATTGATAACCTCTCTAATCAGGTGACATTGCTAGCTACTCAGGTGAATCTATTTCTTAAGAGTGAGATCGATACATTAAAAGAAATCGCGGAAAGCGTGCGCAAATGATAACAGCACTGATTTTAATCTGGATTCTTATTGTAATCCCCGGATTCAATTACTACGACTACAAAACAACATATAAAGGTGGCAAGCCTAACTATCTTCTTTACTTCATCATTCGCGGCATGCTGGCTATTATTCACGGCATTTTCATGCTCGTGGTAAAGCAGGATAAAATAACAGACTATACTACTTTGTCAGCATGGGAGCTTACCGTTGTATGGGCGCCATATCTTTTATTCCAGGTAACATCATTTTGGATTATTTACGAGTTTATTAGAAATGCATGGTCACATAGATCGCTATTTTACTATGATCATAAAGAATTCGATTCAGGATATTTAGATCGTTTCGCTGCTTGGGTTGGCCCGAACTTACACATTGTAATGAAGGCTTTAGCTTTAGTGATTTGCATTCTATCAGTTATTGTAATCTATCAAAGATGAAAATATGGGGCCAATAAATTTAGGGCCGGAATGGCTTTGGAAATTATTGATGGTACTTGCTATTATTGGATTAATAACCGGCATTGTACATATAGTTCAAGGTATTATTTGGTTATTTAATCACGTTCACATTTCTTAATGGCAAACTTTGGTATAGCAATAGAAATAGTCCTCAAAAATGAAGGAGGCATAAGCAATCATAAGAATGATAAAGGTGGCCTAACTCAATTCGGGATAACTTTTAAACTTTTTAAGATATATGCCAAATCATTAGGCTTAGAACCAACAGCTGAGGCGCTCAAAAACATTTCTTATAAAGATGCCAAGGAAATTTATTTTCAGGAGTTCTGGCAGAAGATGAAAGGAAATGAATGGAAAGATCAACAACTCGCAAATATTGTTTTTGATGCCTTTGTGAACTCAGGAGCTCGCGCAATACAATTACTTCAGAAGCATCTTGGCGTTAATTGTGACTTCAAGGTAGGCCCTCAAACATTAGCCGCCATAAACTCAGCTAATCCAAAAGTATTGTTTAATTCTTATAAGGAAGCCAGGATTATGTATTATGAAGGATTGGTTAAAAAAGATCCAACGCAGGAAGATTTTATAGATGGATGGAAAAACAGAGTTAATAGATTTGTTTATAAGTAAAATATGCCTTTAGCTCAGTTGGTAGAGCGATGGTCTCCAAAACCATAGGTCGATAGTTCGAATCTATCAGGGCGTGCAATAAAAGAAAAGGCCAGCGATTGCCAGCCTTTTAAACCTACTTACTATAATCAAATCTCACTTGTAAATGTACATAATTTTGATTTACTTTGGAATAGATTTTAAGGCCAATAGAAGATTGGTTTTCTTATAGATACTAACTCAGGATAGTTATAAGGTGCGAAGTTTTTAACCTAGCAAAAGAGTGCCTTTAGGAGTTCAAATTAGCTGTTTGAACTCTATGGATAAGCTCACTTGAAACAAATGTTGCGAAGCATTTACCATATAACGTTGAAGGTTCTTTAAGCTGAAGAATAGGTGTTGATGCCGAATCATCATAGGGAACTTTATAAGGACGCTTTTTAGAATCCCGAAAAATAAGTGACGACCGTTAATCGATGCGTAAATTCGAATGATGACAGATGATGGAGAAAAAGCCGGTAGATAATTAGTGCCGGCTTTTTTCGTTATATTTAATCTATGAAATATTATCGTGAAATAATCATTATAATCCTGATTTTATTAATCGGAGCCTTTTACGTTCTCCACACAGAGACTTCAAACAGTGCTGAACTAAAGATAAAAGGACTCGAATCCGATGTTAAAATACTACATGCCTCAGAGACGCACTTTAAGCTCATTACAGATAGCTTAAAATCCTTGATACTGACGAATAAGAAAAAACACATCGTTAATGAAACCTTAGCGGACAAGCCAATTTTAAAGCTTAAAGAGCGAATACAGGAAAACAGACCACAAGTCATGCAGGAAATAGATTCAATGGCGGTTGTGAAGGCTTTCGTTGGCGATCTTGACTCTTTAAACCTAACTCAGGAAAACAAAATAAATGTGCTCAAAGCCGATCATCAGGAAGACTTAACAGTTTTGAATGCAATAGTCGAAAGCCAGGATTCAACTATATCAAAACAGGATTCTATAATAGTTAAGCAGGATGAAATAATTACCGATCAGGATAAGATTTTGAAGAGACGCAAACGAATCGGAAGATTAAAGACAATAGGAATTGGTGTAGCTTTTATAGTAGGTTTATTTATTGCGCTATAGGACACCATTTAGGAACTTCTATTTTCGAGACCTCATGCCACTCCACAAATCCGGCTATTAGTTTATTCTTTTTTGTACACAACCAATCATTTCCTGAATCAAAACCATCTGTAGTTTCCCTATCCCCTTCTTTAAAGAAAGGGCATTGTTTACAACTTGTAATTTCTAATTTTATTGTGACTTTTTTCATTGGTGGTTTGGCTATTGGGATTTAAAATAAATCTAAGTTTTTAAGTTCATTCTCCAAAACTCCATTTTCATTTTCGCAGACTCACTTTAGAATGGCTACTTGATAAGGCTCTGCGGGAACATCACAACCTGAGTTATCAGGATTATTATAAGTAGGAATCCATCCATCAGTAAATCTAGTTTCGACTTCATACTCAAATCCCTGTACTTGGAATATATCACCAGAAATAAGCTTCTCATGATTATGGAATTGTATCAATCCAGTAGCCTTGCATGCATTGCAATCTGTCTTTAATGTTGGGCCACCTTCATACCATCCACAACCATCACACAAATCACATTCGTTTGTAACTATTGGAAGTATTTCCGGATTCTCAATCCTTATCGCATTAGCTTTGGATTCTTGACAAGCAATATTATATTGGGCTTTATTTTTTTCACAAGTACAATTAAATGTACAAGGACAATCACAATATATTGGCTCTTTAGGCCACTCAGGCAATACCTTGAACACATTAGGAGATTCGAATAGAATAGTTAAAGTTTTCACGGTTTACATTCTTTTATTATGGTAATGAAATTTTTAAGCTCACTCATGTGAGTTTGTGTCACAGGATAAATTCTTGATATTTCTTCAAGTTCTTTAATTCGTTTCTCAACATCACGAATCAATGCGGCTTTAAATCTTCTGATTCCTTTTCGATATGAAACGTGATTAAAAGTATCTTTTTTTGAAAAATCAATCCATGCACATTCAGCATTTATATTCATAGTTCTAATAGAATGTTGAGTACTTTGGTTTTTAGGGCTTAATATCAGTTTCGATATATTTCATACCTAATTTAAGCATCTTAATTTCTTGATCTTTTTGATCCAATACAAGCCTAACTAATTCAGCCGGTGGAGTTCCGATAGGCCCATGTTTCTCCATTATTGCTTCAGATAAGTTGAGTTGATCAACCACATCAAAAAGCATTTCTTCTAATTGTTCTTTTGTCCAACAACTCATGGTTCAACTGTTTCGATTAGTTCAATAATGTATTGTAATTCTTGTATATGTGCATCTTCTTCACGTCTATTGAAAAGATTGTAATATTTTCTATGCTCCGCTATTCTCTTTTCAATATCTCTTTTAAGGGATGATTTGAAGTCTTTAATTCCTGTGAGTTGGAATTGGCCTTTTATTGCTCCATTAATTCCTTCGTGGATGTCATCAAATCTTTTGTTGGCGTGTTCTTTCCAAGCCTGTTTTGCTTTCTCTCTGTCTGATTTCTGTTGATCTGTCATGGCTCAATTTGAATTAGTTTTACCTCAAGAAGTGATGTCTTATTTATATTTTTATACCAATCATGTATTTCTCCAATTGTAGTTTCGCGAGTTACTTTTTTAGTGGGTGAACAAACGTCAAAATAATCATTTGATATTTGAAATCCATGATTGAACGTTGCAATAAATTCTGGTTTCTTTTCTTCTTGTTCCATAATTATTTACAGTTTAATTGTCTCCATTCAAACAAGTTCAATTATAGTTACCTGCATAGGCTTTCGTTTCTGTTCACTAAAAGTCCTTACCCAATCTTGAATTTCTCCTATTGTAGTTTCACGGGTAATCTTTTTAGATGGATTTATTTCTTTCCAGCTATCTTCTGTGAATTGCTCACTTGTTTTGAACGTTGCAATAAATTCTCTGAATTTATCAGAAAGTTCTTGTTCTGTAATTGGCGTGTTCATATTATTTGTAGTTAATTTTCAACCATTCATCTTCTTTTATAAAACCTGGTAGTGGATTACCTGTATAAGCGTCAAAGTTGGCGCGTATCCATGCGGTATGGCGTTCTCTCGCTTCTATTTCTTCAAGTGATGGAGGCCTGTATCTTTCTTTAATTTCCGGAACATCTGACAATTGACTGAATTTACTTTTCAATTTGCTTCCAATGTGCTCAACTTTTTCAGGACCGACTTTATTTAAAGCTTGCTGCCATTCTTTTATAGCTTTATCGCGTGCTTCACCTGTTAGTGGCTCTGCATTAACTTTTTCAGTTTGTTCTTTATTTGCTTGTTCGTCAATAAATCGTGAGTAGTAAGGCCCCTTAACGCCGTCAAACCAGTTGAATAAAATCTTACCGTTTAGACCTATGAATTTTGGATCTGAATATATTTTATCCCGAATTATGTTTTGCATATCAAGCTCGGGTATGTAGCTGAACATTCCACAAACTTTGCACAATTCATCAAGTAAAGCATTTATCTCCCGGGTATGATCTTTCTTATCTGGGAACTCTTCGTATATCTTTTCGAGTTGGCGTAGGCCTGCCATCTTATAAAGATTGTTTAGTAGTGTGAAGAAAAATTCGCGCATTAGAATAGGTCAGTTAAATATCCAAGCTTAACAAGTTTATCTCTTAATCGTTTCTTGGCTAACTGTGGCCCATCATCAATATTTGATTCTTCAAAATAATCGCCTCCTCTGCACGTAATTGAAGCAGCCCAATATTTTCCGTATGGGCAATTAATTTTAACTAATTGCCAAAATCTTTCTTCAGTCATTTTTTGAATGCATTAATAATCTCCCATCCAACTTTTGCAACCACAACTGCGATTGATATAGCGAGACAATATTCCAAAAATTGCATTGATGTTATCATAGTCTTTTAATTTTGAATTTCAATTATTTGTTTAAGACTTAAATACATGCTCTCTTCCGTTTTACCAGCAATGATAAAAACATTAAAATCTTGATCAGGGAGCAAAATATTAAGATTAAATTTAATTGGTTGTCCTGCCTGAAGGCGTTTTACATTCTCTTCACTCAATCCTAAAATTAAATTCTTATCCTTTTTTAATTTTATCATAGATCATTAAAATTTAATTTCTGTGCTACTTTTTTAGGCCGTGGCATCTTAGACAACCACCCATTTACAAGTCTCTTAAAATCGCTTACATCGCTGTTTTCGAGTCTTGTCTCGTCAGCTATTAAAAACCCGAAACTTTGGGCTATAGCTTCATCCATGTCTTTGCCTTTGTGGAGCATTGACATTGTTTCTAACCACCTCTCATCAAGCTGTGATTTCCAGTAATTAAGATTCATTTTTTCTTCCATGATTTAATAGATGTGAAATTGAACGAACTGATTTGTATCCAAGTGCACGCTGTATTTGTCTATAGGAATAACCTTTAGATTTAAGATCGGCTGCAATTACTTTCTTAACTTCAAATTGATCCAAATCAATTTTTTTTGGAGTCTCTGATACTTTTATTATAATGAATCCAGATTCTTCCAATGAAGGTAAAAATAGATCTCTAATAAAGTGTCTTGTGCTCCCACCTGTTTTTAAAAACTTTGCATCGCAATCGCGATATATTTCTGTTATTTCTTTTACTGTTGCTATCATGTATCAAATATACAATATGTATAATAACTTGTATATTAATTATTATATTTATTTTTAAAGTGACATTGCAGAACGAAGATTCAGAGTGAAGTTGGTCAGAAAAACAAGTTGCCTCCCCTCCCAAAGAGACAACTTATATTCTGAGTCATTGCGTCACGTTAGTTCGTCGTTTTGCTTAGGCCGATACCAGGAATACAAGTTACCCACCTTGGTATCATTTAACAGATGTAATAGTTTATGAGCTATTAGCCGCCCCTCAGTACGCTTTAAATCGTTGGTTGTCGAGGTGAGGACTTTAACCCTTGAGTCGGGCATGCGATCGGCAGAAGTCGAAATAAGGCTGTTAGCGCGAAACCTTAATAAAAAAGGAATCCCCGATAAAATCGAAAGGCGCTAACTCTTTCTCATTCATCAGGGATTCCTAAAAATCTTCAGATCCACACAAATTTAGCGCAGGCGAATCAATTATGCAAATTTAATCTCTTTCCTACCTTTCCTCAAAACAAATCATAGAAATAATTTTATTCAGGCCATCGACTATTATTGATGCCACTTAATTTTTCTATTGTCTGTAAAGATGATCCCTTGAATGGAGTTCGTTTAGCTGGCGAGAAATCAGCAATTCGGCATTTGCCTATAAACTTCTGTCTGCTATGGATTTTACTCCATTTGAATGAACTAATTTGTTCGTAACTACCCCCATATTCCATTTTTAGGAACCAATTACAGAATCTTATTTTATAACCCCAATGATCTGAAACGCGAATTACAATGGACTTATCTTCATTTGTGAAATATTCGCTTCCTTTTGATTTGAAGAAGCTTTTATATCCGGCTGGTATAGAATCTATTTTTTGGAAAACTGCCTTTGTTCTGATGAAGAAATTTTCAATTGTAATTGGTAATGGTTGTTCAGGAAGATCAGTTCTTTTGTGATTAAAATTTGCTTTCTTTTTAAGAGGTTTAGATTGTATATGCACATCAAAAATGAAACCCTCAGCCATTAATTTTTCATATAATGCACTCACTTTCTTATCTTTTTAGTTAACCCCGTTAAAACTCTACTTACCTTCTCAGTCTTATAGTAATCGGTTGTCTCATTGACTTTCGCTAAATGAAACCGAATAAGGCTATTTATAAGCCGTATGCGCTTACTTATTTTTTGAGGCTTGCGTTGGTATACACAGACACCGTCCATGCCGCAGGGCTCAGTACAACTGCATTGGTGACTCATATCTTTTCTTGTAATTGTTCTATTGTCTTTTGTAACTTATCAATTTCAGACTGCATCATTATTCGTGTTAAATCACCATCGATAATTTCATCTCGTAAATCTTCAATTTCCTGATTAAACATTTCACGCTCTTCAATCTCTGAAATAATTAAATGGTCTTGACCATTGTGAATAATATGATCAAATAAGCCCCCAATAACTACTTTTAAATCAATCTCTGGAAGTTTTTGTAATTCTTCAATTAATTGCTCGTTTGTCATAATTCTAATTTAAGTTGATCAGGATCTATTCCAAAGTCAAGCTTAGCCATTTCATAAACTGTGCATGTGCCGTCATTTTTAACCAAGTGATCAAGTATTTTTGTTGCTGTTCCTGAAGGATCATCGTGCTGGTCATAATTTGCATCCATTTGAACGAATGCAATAGGACATGGCTTTGTACCATATTTACATCGCGCGCATTGATCGTCAAATACAGTGCCTTCTGAACCATTACTGAAGTATGCCATAGTTTTATTTTTTAGATAGTCTTGATTCTGAAAATTCTTTAATTACATCATTGGTTGATGGAATTACCTCAAATCCTCTCTTTTTTATGCAATACTTTTTGAATCGCTTGTTAAAGAAATCAGTAATAACTAATGCCTTTCCATCGCGTTTACATGAGTTCTCAAACCATTCAAAGACATCTTCTAAATGCCCATTGCCAGGTTGTTCATTGATCACCGATATTATCACATAACAATCCTTAGATGAAGTCCATTGACCATTACATGTGCCGATTCTGAATAATTGTATTTCAGGACATCTCGGCCACGGACATGCTTCGAATGGTAAATTGTGTGTTGATCTGAACTCAATCATTTCTTTAACCCTAAATCACGGGCCTTTTTAGCTGATAGTTTATCGTGTAAAATAGTATGGCAATGTCTGCAAGCACTTTTCCAGGTTTCAATCTTATTAAGATTTGATCCTCTTGAATCGATGTGATGGATTTCAACAGCAACTTTAGTACATCCTATTAACATCAATTCACAGTTCGGATGATCTTTCAAATACCATGTACGAAGCTTTGAATAAGTCTTCAAATCTTCCTTCATTTTAGCGGACTGTTTCGGTATTCGATAAATCTTCTTAACCTTCAATGCGTCTGTTTCTGCTTTCCTTGCAGCACGCGAACATGATCCGCACAATCCGGTATCTCTGTTCTCTGATATTTTTCCACATTCACAATATATCATCGTCATATTTAGAATCAGGTGCATATGAGTGTTACTTATTCTAATTGAAAGTCTTCCCTTAACGGCATTTATTATGTCATTCTTTTTTTGATTGGATAAACCCTCAAAAATTTTCGGAGACTTTTCTTTAAGGAATTTCTCAATCTCTGCGTTAGGAATATTCTCGGGTGGCAATGCTTGCAGGTCTTCTGCCATCATTCATGATTTATTAATTCTCTATTTTCCGATTCAATTTGGGAGATAGATTTACCCAAATACTTTCCAACATTAATCCAAACTTGGCGGATGTTATTGTTAGGAGTATAGGCTTGGTGCGTATTAAAAAAGAAGGAACCAGAAATATCAATCGTACTAGATGCCCCTTCCCACACCAACCTTCTCCTATTTTTGAGGCAGTTTTTAGTCTTTTTCATATCTGAAGCATTTTTTTATAATATTAACGATGTTAAAAAC